CAAGAATTTTTGAGTTGGTCCATATGCTAAAGGAACCTCAATAGTTTCTGATGGTGTATTATCTGCACTATCTCTTTTAATTGTGATTCCATTAAAGAGAGTACCAAACGCAATTATAGTTTTTCTAAAGATTTCGTGGTAAAAATGATCAAACATTTAATCTCTCCTTAAGGTGTACCAAATGGATTGGATTCGCTAAAATCTATTATTAAATCTGCTTCTTGCTCAATAGTTTCGTTTTGTGCGAATTTATTTTCTGGTATATTATGTTTATTTAGATTTATTATAGAATATGCTGCTCCACTAGTCTGACCAATTAATTCCTCACCATCTATAAAATCACCTAAAATATTTCCAAGTTTTAAAACCATATTAACAGCATCCCAACTCTTAACTTTTCCTTTAGAGCTACTAGCAGATCCAACAACTTGCTCATTAAATATATAAGTACCAAATCCTGCAGTTTGTGTAGGTGCAGAAATTATAATTTCAGGAACTCCTTCATAATATCCACCCGCATCTTCGATTACGATTTCGGTTATTGTTCCAGCAGAAGATACTACTGCCTTTCCTACAGCATCTATAGTAGTACTACCAATCCCAGGTTTTACGAAAGTTATCGTTGGAACTTCAATATATCCGCTTCCACCACTAGTTATTGTTACAATTCCAACAACCTTATCTGCTATAGATGCAGTTGCATATGCACCAGATCCTTCACCACCAACAAAAGTAACTCTTGGTGCAGTTGTATAACCATATCCAGGATCTTGAATAGTTACTGCTTGTACTCTTAAGCTATCTGGACTAGTATCACAAAAATCAACAATTCCTCCAATCATAGATGCTATTCCAACTGCGGTAAGTCCATTAGAAGGTGCGGAAGTAATTGCAACTCTTGGTGCAGATGTATAACCAGAACCTCTTCTGGATACTGTAATTCTTCTTACTCCACCATCTCTCAAACTTGTAATTGCAGTTGCTGTTAAACCAAATCCAACAAGATTGAATGTTTGAATATATCCTTCATCTTCTATATTGTCATCAATTTCTCTAATTCCAGTATCGATTTCTTCACCATTGTAAGCATATAGTTCACATCTCAATTCATAGACGTAGTTTTTTTGAAGTTGATAGAAAGGTTTTTCGTGCTCAACATACTTAATCTCAAAAAGTCTATCGCCTAAAGGAAAATAAATTAAATCTCCCTCCTTTGGTCTACTTGTAAGTTTTGTTTTTTCAACAATTTCAATAAATGGTCTTACCGCAAGTTCATATCTTTCTTGAGATATTACTAAAGTTAAATCATCAACTTCTTGAACACCGAACTTTGACAATAATGTTCCTGAACCACCAAAACCATCATAAGTATCTACATATGCTTCTAAAGGAATAGCATTTTTAAAATCCGATCTGGAAACTTCTTCCATGACCGTTTTTTCATTTACAAATATTCTGGGTATATAGTAAATTTCAATTCCGAACATTCTTAAATGTTCATTTACTAAATCTTGAACTAAATTCTGTTCACCAGAAGAACCATGTAAAAAGAATGGATTAAGTGCCATATTATCATCCTATCATATCTAATGGTGGAAGTTCATATGTTGATGACATTTTATCCATAATTGCACTTAATTCTTTTTCACCATCTTCATAAATTTGTCTTCCATTCAATTCAGTTCCTCCAGGCAATTTAACACCTTGGAATTTTATTAAATTCTGACCCCATTGCTTTTTAATTAAAGCAGTTAAATAAATTTTAAGAAAAGAATCATTCCAAACTCTTGGAGATTCTGAAGGGTCTAAAAGTCTATAGCAGTCAATAACCAAATACTGCCCAGGTGTAACTGCAGACCAATCAACATCTAGATATAATCTATCTTGTCTTTGATTAAATCTTATTTGCTTTTGAGTTGATAGTAAAAAGTCAATATCTTCAAGATATCTTTTTACCATTGAATAAGTTAATAACTCAGTGGAACCCCAATAGTAAATATCATTTAAAAATAATTGATATTTTACGCTGAACATTCCACTAGAAATACTATTTGAACCTTCAAACTGAAATACTTTATTAATTCCAATTATTTGTGGAGGTACTTGAATATAATTGCTAGTTTCAAAAAAATTAAAAGTTGTTGGAGTTCCTGCAATAGAAGTTGTCGCTGAAGTGGATGCTATTCCTGGACCACCAAGAGTTGCTCTGCCTCTATCAATATCCTCTTGAGTTATTTTATATTTTAAATAAACTTGAGAAACACCATCAAAATGTCTTTCATTAAAGTACTGAAGAGCATCATCAACGAGATCTTGTATTTGTTCATCAGCAACATTAATCTCTAAAACAGGATAACCAAGCTTTCTTTTACAATAATCTATTAACTCTTGTCGAGAGGTTGGTTGTGCCATTTTTCAGTACTTCCCTATACTATCTATACCTTAAAGATTTTTTGTTATGTTCTTTAACAAATCTTTAATTTCACCAATATCATTTTTTAATCCGTTAAGATCGGATTCCATTTTTTCGATTCGTTGCTTTTCACTTTCTTTTGATTTTTTGAGAGAGACGTAAGAATCGTATCCTTTTTTATCCATATTGATAATAGCATTAGTTCTCACATCTCTCATCAAATAACTATGACCATCAACCTTTAAATAATTAATATCTTCCATTTTATGCAAGGGCAAGAACTCTTAAATCTTTAACTCTTGGTGGGAAGGCTTGATTTGTAGAAGTTCCTAAAATTTTGATATTAAAATACCTAAATTCTGGAAGATTATCTATGGTAAATTCATAATCTTTATAAAGTAAATTGTCACTTTCGGCAGATAATATGTCTGTTTTTGGAACATTTTTATCTGGCAATCCATTATTTGCATTTATATCAATAATATTACCATTTGTATCCAAATTACTATAACCAGGGAATGGATAGTAAATTGGATTTGTATCAGCACTATTGCTAATAGAGTAGAATACTCTCAAATCACTATAGGTATTAACATAAGCAGCAAATAAAACTTTCAGTGAAGTTGCTGGATTTTCCAATTGAACTGGAGTATTTGCATAAATGAATTCAACTGGATCATTATCTATAGTCGCTACAGAGGAATCATTTACATAATCTACAGAAGGGTTATTAATTCTATTTGAAATTAATATCATCCCAACTCTATCCATATCAATTACTGGAGATAATTTTGGATCATTAGTTGATAATGAGAATGTCAATTCCATAGATTTATTGGCAGGCAAGAATGATAAGTATTGCTGTTCATTAATTTTTGATGCAATAATTCTTGGATTTGGTAAATAAGTATTCTCTGTAAGATTAATTGGTGTGGATTCTGATTGTAAGAAAGAAACTTCACTACCGTCAATACTAGTTCCAGTAGATCCCTTAGTAGTTGCTCTAATGGAAGTTCCAGGAAGAGTCATTGTTTGAACAATTGGTCTTACTGCCTCATACTGAATGTTTTGAGTTGCCCTTACAGAATCTCCTCCAGAAGAATTTGAATTATTAATATAAAGTTTTGGATAACCAGATCCAGTACTTCTATCAATACCATTCAAACTAGTATCAATTTTTATATAATAATAATCTAAACCAATTGGTCTTTGAACAACAGCATCTTGTAAACTATGAGTTTTGTTAATTCTTCTCAGAGAAATTCCATTATTTTCATACTTTTGTATTGATGTTCTGTTTGGATAAGTATATGCATTTGTACCATCAACACTTCTAGTAATTCCAATTAACTGACCGTTCGCAACTCCAGTATAAGAAATTATCTCACTATCCAAAAGAGCATATCCTGGATTTGTGGATCCAACTGATACATTTTCAAAAAATTCAAATCCAGAAGTACTTGCAATACTTATTGCACCAGAATCGGAGTTAGTATATTCTGCAGTTAATATTGTTGGTTTTGTATCACCTTTAACACCAGAAATTCTAACAAGATTTACTCTTGAATGCATACCATGGTTTCTATGATTTACTTTAATATGAGTACCATCTTCAGATAAATCAGATAATTCAAAATCACTAATTGTGACATCACTACCACCAATTGAAACCATTGTCGTAATTCCAGTTGTTGGACTTACATATTGTAATGGTTTTGCTGCATTAATTTCAAATTCACCTTGAATATTATCCAAGATTAATTCATTAGTTCCCGTAACATTTGATAATGAGAACTGTAAATTTCTACCAAGAGAATCATTTCCAATTGAAGATGTAGTTAACACATCACCAACTTTATATCCAGAACCACCATTGACAATTGTTGCTGCAATAGCAACTCCATTTACTCCACCCACAGATCCAATTGTAATATCTGCAGTTGCATTCTTACCAGAACCACTAAAGGAAGATAATAAAACATTTGTGTATGTAAGTGATGTTCCATCTGAAGGAGTGTATCCAATTCCAGCATTTATAATTCCTAAAGTACCACTAGCAGAACCACCAGCACCAACATAATCTCCACTTGCAGTATTATTCTTTTGAATAATTGTATTACCAACAACAAAATTACTTGTGTTTACAATATCATTTGTTGTAACTACAATTTTTCTGGAATTAAATTCCAATGGATCTTTTACCAAAGTAGGAATTTGATTGTTACCAACATTTAATTGTGGATTAAAGAAAGTAACGTTACCTGTTTCTGAAGTAAATGTTGCTCCCCAAAGAGTAAACTTCATATCTTCATATTGACTTGGATTCCAAGTTGAACCATTCTGAGATTTAAACAATGAACCAAGAGTTGGTTGTGCAGAAACAACAACTTGCCTTGATTCTGGTTGCAACAATGATGTTACATCAATTTCACCAATTCTAGAAATCCAACAAGTGTACTCATTTGATTCAGATAAAAGAACAATTGCATGTTCTGTTTTTGGATTTAAGTAAACTGGAGAAGGGAAAACTACTCTAGTTGGTTCTGATGCGTCAGTAGAAATAACAACATCTTTAGATTCAACTATTGTTTCACCAAAAGGATATACCTGTGTTGATGGAACCCCATTAACCATCGGTCTTAATTGTACCGTTACTGGTAAAAGAGAATCTTTTGTTCTAAAGAAAAGATCTACTTTTGTGACAAACATTCCAGCTTCACCACTAACTACAAATGACTGTGCAAGTGGGTCTGGTCTTGGTCGTGGACGTGGACGTGGACGCGGTGGCGGTGGCGGTGGTGGATCTGGTGGTGGGGGTGGTAACGGTCTAACTTGAACAGTAGTTCTATTTGTAACTGTTGTAGTTGATTGAACATCAACTGCAGGACGACTTTGACTTAAACCAACCGCTTCAAATCTTGGTTTTCTTGTAGACCTTATAGTTTCTTGAACATTTTGAATTGTTCCTGAAGCATAATATGGTTCTTCACCATAAGAGGATGATGTACCAACAATTTGACTATTATTTGAATTACTAGTTAATCTAAAAACTTTAGTACCAACTTCAAAAGATGGATTTGTTGGTAAATTTGGATTTGGGATAAAGAAAGAACCAATTACAGATCCAACGACATCTGTAAACAATTTAACGTCTGTAACAACTGCTTCTGCACCAGCACTTCTCAATCTCATTCCAGATTTAATAAATCCAAAATATAAAGACTGATTATTTTCTGATAAAGATCTAGTGTCTACATTTAGTAATATGGATGAACTAGAATAATCTGCAGGAATAGTATAATTTTCATCATATGGACTAGTTGTATAAATGTCGGTTGGTGAAGTTATTGGTCCATACTTATGATTTGATTTTGCAACTCTGAATGATATTGTAGGTGTTGACGCATTGGTTACAGTAGTTGTACCAGTTGTCATAGTTCCAGTGACAAGTTCACCAACAGAGAATGAACCACTAATCATTGTAATTTCAATTAATTTTGGAACGATGAAAGAATTTATATCTTGACCATCAAAAAATCCATAAACTCTTGTAAATGGTTTGAACTTTCTTCCAACAAATTCAACGTTCCTTGAACGCATAAAAGGAACTACATCAGAACTTACAACTCTATCTCCCTCATTTATGACTTCTGTAGCTTCTGATAGTCTTAGTTGAGTACCATCTCTATTTTCTGTTCCTGTTCTAGTTGTAGTAGATACTGTAGTTGTTCTAAGTTGATTTGTTGTTACTAGATTCCTTCCAGTATTTGTTGTGACAGATGATGTTACAACAGTGTTACTTCTGTTTGTAGTGCTAGAACCAGTCCAAGTCGCTTCCCAAGCTCCCCATTGAATTGGGCTAAGTCCAGTTTGAGGATCAAATCCAGTAAAAGCTAATTGAAGTGCTGTTTGTGTATAATCGTCAACCTCAATTCTTAAAGGTTGCAATCTTACTTGATCGACCCAAATATCAGAAGAAGGGAATAATGTAATATTGCCAGTATATGTTGTGACAAGATACGGTACTACATTTTCGACTCTTGTTGCAAATGGTTGCCTAATTTCAACAAACTCATCATAATCAAGAGTGAGTAATTGTCCTGTTCTTTTTATATTAGAACCAATAATATCTTCTACAAATGCCGAATCTGCTGTTGGGTTTCCTGTTGTACCAATTCCCAAAAGAGATTTTGATCCAACAAGCATATCAACAGAAGTTGTATAGTGAGATGCTCTAAGTTCTAAGTTACGAGAGTCAATACTATTAGTAACTCTTCCTACTTGAAGTTGAGTTTTTCTATTACTAAAATTATCAACATAAATTCCAGACTTAAATCTAGTTAAACCATTACTATCTGGAACAAATAATGCCTCAGTTTTTGATTCTAATAATGATAATGCGGTGTAATATTCTAAACTCTTAATTCTATTTTCAAGTAATGCAATATCTTGCATTCTATATCTTTTGTGTGAATTTAAAGATATTTCAATATTTTCTGTATTGCAAATGTATGGTGGAAGTTTTATTGTTGCAACTTCCAATGCATCTTCAAGAAATATTGGTGGTAATGGTGATTCTGCAGGAACACCATTAACTAATTGGAATCCACCATCAGGTTTAAAGAATAATTTATCAATTCTTGGAAGATAATGTGAATATGTGATTGTAATTGATTCGTCAGAAGCTAGAATATTTTTAGCAGAGTTTGTAGCATCACTAAATGATCTTGATTCAAATTCAAATGGTGATGCTGAAGTAGAATCTGGGTCAAAAGCACGAACTCTTGGTCTAATATCCAATACATCAGTGATTCTGGTATCATTCTTTAAAAATGGTAAATCGCAGTAATTAAATTGGTCATATGAAGATACTGTGGTAATATCTCCTTCAGTGGAATCGCTGTAATTTGCAGATTCAAATATAACTCTGAGTTTTCTTCTTGGTTCTTTTGTGTTTGGTTTTCTAATTAGTCTAGAATAATCACATATTGTTTCTGTTTGCCCAGGATCTAAAATAAATCTGTTTGTAATATCCTCATCTCCTTGAGAGAAATCACTTATTGTTCCAGATATACCGCTAGTTTCTGATGTAACTAATTCTCCTATCTCAAATCTTAAATCATTTAAATATACAAATCCAATTGTAGATGTACTAATTTCTTCTATGTAAAGTGCCAAAGCACCTGAAGAATTGCCATAAATTTCTTCACCAATAATAAAGTCATCTACTTTTCCTGTTGGTCCATTTAAATTAAATAATGATATTGATGGTAATTCTGGATCTGAAGTACTATCAGATTCAAAAACACCATAAACTCTTATGACATCTGGATTTAGTAAGCAAATTTCTTTATCTTGTATTCTAAGACCATAACCATAAGAACCATAAGTTAATCCATCATTTAATGTAGTTGATCCAATTCCCGAAGAAGATAATTTTGACTTGTTAACAATAATTGAATTAGTATTTGATAGTGTTTTTACTTTATTTGTGATGTTTATTTTTTGTAATGTTGCAATAAGTCTAGCTGGACCAGCAACATTTAATCCAAATATTCTTAATTCTCTACCACCATTAGTAAATCTAAATTTATCAGAAGTTAATTCTTCAAATCCACCTTCAGAATTAATCAATACATATCTTTCTTCATCAAAAGGTAAAAATGTTTCATTTTGTTCAGATTGTATTGTGTTTGTGGCGTTAGCTGTAATAATTACATTATACTCTTTTCTAATGCTAAGAGAAGAACTTGATAAATCTACTGAAGATATAAATGACTTTGGTAGAGGTGTGTATAATGTATTATCAGTTGATGATTGTAAAGATGAAGTGACTATAGAGAAATCAAAAGTATTAATTGCTGTAGTTGGTAAAGCACCATCAATTATTCCTGGAACTGTTGTTACACCAACGATAACAATGTTTTTATTATCAACAACTTCTACAATTTTTGCATAAGATTTTGCACTAGTATCACTAAGTTCAATGTTTGTATATGATACTAAATCACCAGATTTTACAGTAGAAGTAAAGTTTGCAGAATTGCAAGTTACTGTAGAAACTCCAGGAGCAACACCAGACTTATCAGATATTGTTGCTTGACCAATATTAATTTTTGGATACTGCTTTACATCTCCATTAAAAGTCTGACCTGTTCCTACAGCACTATAAATTGATTTTACATCGGATATTCCATATTGGGTTATTGCGGTTGCAACCCTACCATCATCAATACCATTAAAGATTAACCTCTCACCTTTGATAAAAGAACCTTTAGTATTATATGCAGTAACAATTCCTGTAGTTGTGGAGTATCTTAAATGTGCTGTAGCACCACTAGATTTTCCTTCAATGTAAGTTGGAACACTTAGAGTAACATCTTCATTTAATAAGAGATCAGTATAAGTTTGAATATCATATAAAGAAATATCCCATTCATTTAAATCTGAATTAGTGGTGGAATACGAACCAGACTCTAAAGCATAATCATACACTCTAGCAACACCAATTTCTTTACCAGATGGTGTAGTTGAAGTTATTCCAATTCTAGAATCTCTAAAACTAATTACTGAAGAAGTGCTAAATCCAATTCTTGGGGCACCAATTACTCTGTTAAGAGTTAATGTTGGTCCAGTATAATAATTAACTGCTTGATTTTCTAAAGTTTTAGTAGTTCTAGTTTTTTCAAAATCCAAATAATGTATTGTTTTTGAATCAACTTCAAATCCACGAATATATGCTTGTCCTGGAGAAATTTTGTAAACACCAAGATCATCTCTTGGAGTATTATTATTGTAAGTTAGCTGACCTTGATTGAATATACCATTATTTCCCTTTCTATTGTTGAAGGAATCTTTTGCAATAATAGAAAATGGTCTTACGTAAAAATCTCCAGATGAATTATATGTTCTTCTTGCCAATTCTTCTGAAAGTTCATTATATCTTTGTTTATCTTCTATATGTTGAACATCACCATCTCTAACGGTCATTAACTCAACAAAATTTTCATTTTTTTGAGAGTTAAAATCTTTTTTAACTAAAAATGCACTTATTTTTAGCCTATCTGCACCAGGAGCTGCATAATTATTAAATCCTTTTGCATTATCAGTTAAAGTTGAATCGAATCCAGAACTTATAATTTCCTCATAAATTTCAAGTCCAACTCTATATGTTGGAAATTGATCTTTTGGTTCTAATACTAATATTTGTGCAGGAACTTTTACAAAAGTTCCTCTTAAATAATATACACCTTCAGATAAAAATACTGCAGAACCAACAGAAGTAGAATTTACAGAAATCGTATTGGCAAATCCTTGACCAGCTTGAAAATTAACAACTGCTGTTGAAAGATTTGAATCTAAAACTAAAGTTTCTTCATCATCAAAAACATCTTTTCCATCAATTCCCGAACCAACATAGTTGACATAAAAAATATAATTTCCTCTTTCAGATAATTCTCCAGGTTCACTAAAAATTATCTTTGCCTTTACATTTGAATTTTGCCCTCTAATATACAAATTTTCAAGATTTTCCGCATAATCTGATACAGATATCCCCAAATATTCTGGTTCAACTTCTACAGAAAATAAATTATTATTATAATTAACTTGACCAGGAATTACAACAGAACCTTCCTTGAATAAATGGGTTCCTACTTGCTCAATTTGATTCTGAAGCGTTGATTGTAAGGTAGTAAGTTCTCTTGCTTGAACTGGTAATCCTGGTTTAAACAGTACTTTATAATACCCTTTTTCTGGATCAAAATCATCAAAATATGGAGATACGTTTAAATTAGTTTCTTGTGGCATAACTCGTATTTAAAATTGCAAAATAACCTTAATATCTTCTCTTTGATTTAATGACCTTGTAATAGAAGGTCTGTTATCAACATATAATAATGTACCAGAATATTTTTCTACCTCTGGATTTGCTACACCGCGTATGAATGTTTGTCCTAGGTAATATGTTTTATTATT